GTAGTTGTGGTAGTAGTTGTAGTTGGAGCAGTAAATTTATAATAAACATTATCAAATAACCACCAATCTTGTAAATTATCTGAAGCTCCTGCAATTACAATCTCATTAATTGTAGTTCCAGTAGGCGCAGTTAAAGTTACTTGTGAGTTACCTTGACTATTTGCAACGATATTAAAGGTTGCAGAAGTTGAATCATCATAATAAATAGTTCCTGTATTAGCGTCATCAACCGCTAAAGTGAGAAAACCGACCTGAGTAATTGGTTTACTGTTTGAATTAGGGAACGCAATTGTAAGAGAATCTGTTGAGCTACGGAGTCCAAGTTGATATCTGTCTGAACCAAAGTATTCTGACCCGTGACAATCCATATCTTCAATGTGGATTCCCCCAGCAACCATACTAGCGTCGCAATCAGTTTGGGCAGTAACAGCAGTATCGCTACCACCATAAACGAAAGTAATATCTTCGTTAACCTGTTGGTTATCAAAATCTTCCGTAACCGTCGTCTCATCAGCGTAAGCTATTGGTACTGGAGAGATTAGTAATAGAACTACTAATAAACGAAAAGCTTTATTAAATTTATTAAGCACAAACTAGCCACCGCAGTTACAGTTCTTACAACAACCGTCCATTAGCCACCTATCTTCCATATAATCTCTGTTATTTCTCCCGATATTCCACTTATTACAGTTAATACCTCAGCTAATCTTTCATTAGCGTTTGTTACTTGTGCATTTAGTGTTGCTACTTCTTGTTGTAAATCATTTACGGTCTTAAATAACCACGCAACTAAACCAGCAAGACCACCTTGCAGTACTTGATTAAGATTTACTGTTGCTTTCATTTAATCTTCGAAAGTTGCTTTTGGTTTATATTGTTCCAAAGCGTGTTGCATAACAGTTATGAATGAACTCATAAATGAAACACCTAAGAGTTGCATTAAATCTGCGTCGATAATGCCTGTTGAGTTTGCTAAATATAAAGATATAGCTGACTGCAACCCTGTTCTCATTGCTTTTGAAAACATAAATTTCCAATAAGCTTTCCAATTACTTTTTGCCATTGTTTCTCCTATTCTTCTTCCGTCATCTTACCACCAAATTGCCTGCGATTATAATCTTTGCAGGTCTTATTACCACAAATAAATCTTTGAGAATTAGGAATATATAAAAAATTTTGATTGCATTTTGGACAAGATAATTTTATGGGAGACCCCCAGCTAGAGTATGTTCTTTCCCTCTAGTTTAGCATTTAGTGTTTTCAGATTCCCGCTAATCTCAGAAATCTTTTCATAAACTTCCTTAGAACCTATCATTTCAGAAGAACTTTTGTTAGATAATTCAGCTCCACCAAGATTTATATTTGAATATTTAATAGTTACTTTTTCTCCAGCGAGTAAAGCGTCTGCAACTTTAGGATACATTTTCTTATAAGCGTCTCCTGAACCACCTATAAATCCGTCTTTTCCTTTGTCTAAGTCTTGTTGAGTCTCTCCAATTAGCAGACAACCAGCAGTATGGGAATCTTGATTCCCCGTATGAATTAAAATCCACTTAAAGTTAGGAACATCTTGAAGCCATAACATACCTTTGTGCATTGCACCATATCTAGCAGTATATTTACTATGAAATCCACCCTCAGTTCTTAATTTTATTTCATATTCGCCTAAAGGAATTGCAGTTTCTGAGTGAACTTTTACATCTCTAACTTCATCTTCAAGAGTAAACGCTTCAAATACACCGTCAATAAAAAGCATTCCATTTGTAGCGTCTTTACCGAACTGAGTTCTTACTACATCAAGTTTCATTAGCTTGGTTTCGGATTATCGTCTTTAACTTTTTTAACAGCTTTGTACCACTCGCCTGTTTTGTCGCCTTTACCTGCTGTCATATCGTGATATAACAAATCTAGTTGTTCGCCTAAAGCAGGATAGCTTTCTTGTCTATCTCTAGCATATCCATTATCTTGTTGGTCTAATTTAAATTGTGCTCTATCTTCAATAGCTTGGTCGTATTCTGCCTTAGTAAACTCTCTTCGTTCATTATTAACTTGAGCATACAAAGGCTTTTCACTTTCTATTTCAGAAGTAGCCTCTGTTCTAAATTGTGCAATAGTTTTTATAGCCATAATATTTCTCCTTTCTTTATCTTAGCATTTATTTTCTTAGTCCGTAAAGTTTAAATTCTCCTCTTTATTCTGTTTTTTTTGTTATTGTGTGACATTATTTCTTATACTTACTTCTTTAAACCATATAATGTGAATTTTGCTGAAGTTATATTTGCTGAATTGTTAAATGCTAAATATACTCCGTCAACTGTACTTGTTTGTGTATAAACTGCACCACCCTGCCCACCAAATAAAGCAGAAGAAGAAGTAAAAGAACTTGGCTCTGTTGTAAAAAAAGTATATTCTGAGGAATTATTTGCATTAAAAATAAATACATTACCATTTTCCCCTTGACTTGTTCCAACAAGAGCAAAAGACAACCACCATTGATTTTGATTAGTGTTTGAAACATTACCAAATGTTGTATCACTTCTTATAGTTTTAAAAGCATAGTCATAATTTGCAGTTGAGTTAGCAGTTCCACTTTCAGTTGCTCTTATAAATAATCCTGCATTGACACTTGGTAAAGCATTAGCAACTTGTAACATATACACATCATAAGTGCTATCAATCCCTGTTAGAGTTACACTTGCTACTGCTGATGTAACTATTTCCTCATCTATTTTTATTAAGCTACCTGCCATTATTTAACCCCATATATATCAGCAACAATATGGTCAAAATTTCCTGTTCTACCAAGTTGTAATCCTGTAACTGTTTCAGCTACTTTATGTACATAAATACCTTTCATACCATACAAACGATTTGCTATATTTCCAAAAGTTACTGATTGAAAAGTAAAGTAAGTATAACTTGAACTGCTATTTGGATTGTAAACAGTAAGCACTAAACCACCATTATTTTCATTACCCGCAGGATAACAATAATTCAAATAACTCATTGTTGTAGATGAATTAGATTTACCGTCATTGTAGAATGCTTGGTCTGAATACAATATCTGAACTGCATAAGCATAATTACTTCCTGTATCAACACCACTTGCATTTATAATTCTTCCATAAGTGTAATCATCATTTGCTGTATCCCATTTTGCAATCATTATTTGATAAGTTTCAAATTCGCTAGTAAATATATCAGTCATATTAAAATCGGCAACAGTAGTTCCCTCAACTTGTTTTATAAAATGTAAATTACTAGCCATTATGAATACGCCTTTATTCCATAAAGTGTAATATTTCCCTCATCAATATTACCTGTTGTCGCCATAAATACTCTTAATCCACTACATTGATTTGCAGTTGGATAAACTCCCATTCCATAACTAAATCTAGGTGTATGAGTTGATTGACTTGCAACAACTTGAAAAGTTTGAAAAGTATATTTCTTGCTATCTAATGCATTATAAATATAAGAATATCCATTAGCAGTTGCATTAGTTTCATTATCTACATTTGGTAGAAAATAAAATTGACTATAACTGTTTGAATAACTTTCGCTAAATGTTCCATTACTACTTCCTAATTGGTTACCAAAATGATAGCCACTTGTGATTGCAGTACCACTAACTTTTACTCTTATATCTAAATTCTGTGCAGTTGTTGAAGCACCTTGAATATTATTAGCAGTTATAAAATGAATATCGTAATCCCCTAAGTTGTCAAAATCATAATAGGCAACGCTGTCATCAGCAGTTACACTTTCAATTAAATCTAATTGTCCATACTGTGTATATTTATCTGCTCTTGTTAAATCATAAATATCATTCGGCGAGAAGATACCTTTATTATTTCCAAAACTTTGAGCAGGACTTTCAGGTATATATCCATATTCACTCATAATTACACTACCTTATACAATGTAAATGTTCCACTTGTTATGTTTCCTGCTGAACATAGAAAACCAATAGAGTCATTTGCTTCTGTTACTGTATGAACTGCACCACCTTGTTGACCTGAACAAGTTGCACTTGTATCAATTCCAACTATTTCATTTGTAATAAAACTATATTCACTAGAATTATTAAAATTATATAAATAATGAATACTGTTAAATTGTTCTTGTGTGCTTGTACCAACTTGCATACCAAACCAATTATCTTGATTTGTATAACCAAAATTTTGAAAAGTTGTATCTGCTCTTAATTTTTTATTGGCATAATCATATTCACTATCACTATCTAAAGTGCCACTTGTACCAACTCTTATCCTAAGTTCTACATTGTCATTACTGCTTTTTACACCAACTGTTTGCACCATATAAACATCATCACTATCTATGCCTGTTAAGGTAACACTAGCTACTGCACTTGTTACTGTATTTGTTGCTACTTGTACTAAACTTCCTGCCATTAGCTATCAACTCTCAATCCATAATGTTTTGTTTTAATACTGCCCATAGTTCCTGTGGAATAAATATTAAAACCTGTGATACTTGCAGTTGTTTTTAATACACCAATAGCTTTACTTCCTGCAATTCCGCTTCCTACTAACCAATTAACATTTTGAAACATCATAAAAGTATAAGAACTAGAATTAGTTGGATTAAAAACCCATATACTTGCACCTGTTGAAGATAATGGGCTTGTAGTTGCTGAGCCGACTATATATTGAATATCTGAATCTGATGTACTTTTATCATCAATAAAACTGCCATAACTTCTTAAACTAAGTCTTGCCCAAGCATAATCAGAAGAACTTATAACGCTTCCACTTGAATTAATAAATCTCATACCACCTGAAAAAGTTGCAGTTTGTTGAAACTCTGTTATTTCTATTTGATAAATATCATAATCACTTGAAAATACATCTTGTACTGAATAACTTGATAAAGAACTACCACTACTTTCATTAATTAATCTTAGGTTACTCATATCTGTTTCATTCCATAAAGTTTTATATCAAACGCTGAGCCAATGTTTTCCCCAGAAATACCACCAAATAATCTAATTCCATCAACTGTACTTGCTTGTGGTAAAACTGCACCACCAAATCTAAAAAAACTATCGCTATCCAAAACCTGAGCGTGAAAAGTACAAAAACTATATTTGCTAGAATTACCTAAGTTGTAAAAATATATATATACATTTTGATAATCTACAGTACTTTCGCCTACAAATATCCAACTATATGCAGTTTGCTTAGCCTCACCAAAACTACCCCCCGAAGTTCCTGTTTGTGTAGCAATTTGATAAACGCCTGCTGTTTCCAATACACCACTTTCATAAAATCTTAAACCTAATAAATCTGCATTACCACTTCCAAATTTAACCTGCGCACTCATAAAATGTACATCATATTTATCTTCTTGAATAGAAGTAAAATCTATATTAGCAACAGAAGTTGAAAATGTTTGTTCAGCAATAAGCTCTAATGAGCCACCCCAATGACCATCTTTGGTTAAAGCAGTAATATCATTTGGATTATATAAACCAATATTCTGTTTTACATTATTTGGTTGAGTACCTATATAGGTCATTAATTACCCCTTTAGGTTTGTTTCAAATAAGCTAAATTAAAATCCACACTTGAAGCTGCACTTGCAAGTCCTTGCATAGTGTCGCCTGTTTCTAATACAAGTTTCGTTGACATTGTGATAGTAGTTCCAAATGGAAGTGAAACATCATTTAAGATTTTTCTTAATGAGCCACCTGATTTGGTAATACTTAAATCAACTGTAACATCTGCACTAGAGCCACTTATATTAGATAAAGTTAATCCAATAACAGTTTCAGTTGTGCTTGAAGCTACTGCGTCTAAAATAGCTGTGCTACCTGTTCCTAGAACACCTTGTACTGAATGTAATGTATCTGCCATATTTTATCCTTTCCTAACTTAGCGCTATTACTAAACCTAATGAAACACCACCAGCTAATCCTGCGATATCTCCTGCTGTTGTTTTCTTTAAATTATTACTGTCATCTGCGTCTGCAATCAGAATAACATCTGCACTAGCCACTGTTGCTGAAGTCGCTAATGTAGGTGCTACTAATAAAGTTGAAGCAAAAGCACCTGAAGTTGAAGCTGTTCCACCCGATAAACCCGAAGTAGCACTTGTTGTTATAGTTACACCTGTAATATCTCCGTCTCCAATGTAAGAAGCCCAAGAACTACCGTCATAATAAGTTAATGTATTTGTATCTTTTAGATAAGCAAACATTCCCTCTTCAGGAGAAGAAACAGCAGAACCTCTAGCTGACGAATCAGCGAAAACCATTATTATTTGTTCTTGAATATAATTATTGAAGTCAGAAGCTGTTACTAAGTCTCCTGTTGTCCATACTTTAAATCCTGCACCCATTTACTTTTTCTCCTTATGTATATGCAAATCTTGTTCCAACACCTAGTTGTGCCTGTCCTAAAACAAAAGCTGAAGAACCTGCTGGACTAAGTGTAACATTCCAATCCCAAGTTTGCGAGCTTGAGTTTATGTTATGCTCTATTGATTCTATCCAAAGTTCATCTTCAACGCTAGTACCGTTAGGATTTACTATCTTAACTT